TCTACAAGATTGGAGGCAGGGCAGGGAAGGAAAAAATAACAGAGGAGAAATCCCACGAAATCCTTGACTTGCTGGCACAGGTTAATCCATACACGACAAAGTTTTCAATGTTAGAATTGACCCAGACCTATCTGGAACTTTTAGGAAATGCCTATTGGTATAAAGTTAGAGCGGAAGGAGGCAAAAAGATTTTAGAGCTTTGGGCTTTGAGACCCGACTGGGTGACGATTAAACAGGGTGAAACAGAGTTTATAAAACACTATGAATACAGGATGCCAAACGGGGAGGTTAAGCAATTTAAGCCAGAGGACATTATACACTTTAAGCAGACCAACCCAAAAAGTTCTCTTTACGGATTGCCAACGATTAAAGCTGCGATGGATATTGTTAGGACTTTGGTTTATGCGACCCGTTGGAATATGAATTTCTTTAACAATTCGGCTATTCCAGATACTTTGCTTATAACCAAGACACCGATGACTTCAGCCCAGAAAAGAGAATTTAGAGAGCAATGGGAAGATAAATACAAAGGATACAAGAATGCTCATAAGTTAGGAATTGTAGATGGCGAGGTAGATATAAAACAACTGATGATGACGATGAGAGATATGCAGTTTGATAAGTTGACCAATACGACAACGCAGCAAATTCTTACTGCCTTTGGAGTGCCAAAGTCAATACTTGGAATGCAGGGAATGAACCGAGCAGAAGCCGAAGCACAAATTTATGCATTTTTATCAGAAACCATTGAGCCGAAAATAAGGGCAATGGTTGAAACCCTTAATGAGTTTTTAGTGCCAGAGTTCGGAGAGAATCTTTATCTTGATTTTGTTGACCCGACTCCAGAAAACCGAGAGGCAATAGTGAAAGAATACGAATCTGCCTTAAAAAATAACTGGATGCTGATAAATGAGGTTAGAGATAGGGAGGGATTGCCTCCAGTGAAAGGCGGTTGGGATTTTTACTTGCCGATGACAGTGATACCTGCCGGCGGTTCGGAAGAAAAAGTGAAATATGTTAAAATAGGAGGGATCACGGAAAAGGAATACAAAAAACACAAAGAGGAGAAAGAGCAGGAGAGATTAAGGGAAAGAATTTTAACTGGAAAACGAAGCTTGAAATTAAAAATGCAACTAAAATCAGAACTTATCAAATACTTTATACAAAATCACAAAAAAATATTAAAACCTTTCACAGAAGAACAGAAAAGAAGCTGGTGGGAAGAACACAATGCACTCTTGACAAGCGATGAAAAACTATTTGTAGTATTTACGAGAAGATTATTTAAAAATCAAGAAGACAGAATTAAGGAAGCACTGAAATCAGAGTTTGCAGGTAAGAGTATAACAAAGAAAGTTCCAGATTTAGTTAACTGGGATGTAGAAAATAGAATATTCTTTGAGCTGGCAATCCCCATATTTACAGATATTACGGAACGTAGGGGGAAAAGGGCAGGCGAGTTAGTGGGAATTAAGTTTGAGCTGACCGATGAGGTGGTAGAAAAGATTAACAAGAAATCAATGCAGTTCGCGGAACAGGTGAACGAGACGACCAGAAAGAAACTTAAAAAAGAATTGAGCGAGGGAATCGCAGCGGGAGAAGGGGTATCAGAACTTTCAGAGAGGGTCTCAAATGTTTTCAAAAAAAGAAGAAAATATGAAGCCGAGAGAATCGCAAGGACAGAGGTAGTATCAGCTTCTAATGGAGCCGAGTTAGAAGCGTACAAACAAAGCGAAGTAATAGAAAAAAAGGAATGGTTGGCTGAAGCAGATGCTTGCGAAATATGTAGTGCCTTAAATGGAGAGGTAGTAAAACTGAAAGAAGTATTTAGCAGGGGAGTTAGCTATCCACCTCAGCATCCTAATTGCCGTTGTGCAATATTGCCAGTCATTGAATAAAATTAACTTGACAATAATAAAGGTTAAAATGTAAAATAAACTAAGGTAAATATTATGATGAAAAAGTTTTTACAAGCCAATGTAAAATCGGTAGATAAGGAAGAGGGAACTTTTGAAGTAGTTGCATCAACAGGGAAAGTAGATAGGTTAGGGGACACCATTGACCCCAAAGGTTGGTATTTGAAAAATTACAAAAAGAACCCTGTAATTTTATGGTCTCATAGCACAGGAGGGTTTGGTTCACCAGCAATTCCTCCAGTAGGAAGGGCTGATAAAGTTTGGGTTGAGGATGGTAAAGAATTAAGAATAAAAGGACATTTTGCAGATACTCCTTTTGCACGAGAGTTGAGGACTCTTGTTGAAGGAGGTTTTTTAAATGCCGTAAGCGTTGGATTTTTGCCACTTGTTGAAGATGAGAAAGGAAATATAGAAATAGAAAGCAAGATGTATAGGAGGGCAACCGACGAAGAGATTGAAAAAAGCATTTATGGAAAAGAGGGTGAGCATTTTTCAAAACAGGAACTTTTAGAGGTCAGCTGGGTTAACGTGCCAGCATTACCACAAGCATTAGTATCAGCCAGAAAAATGAACCTTTCATTGATAACTAAGGCATTAGAAGAGGAGATCAAGGGAACAATACCTTTTAAAGAAACCCCGAAAGCACCAGAAGACGAAAGTTGGAACGCTGGTGAAGAAGTAAAAAAGGCAACAGGCGATGCCAAGAAATTAAGGACTATGCACGCTTGGGTTGATAGCGGGGCGGAGGACTTTGATGCATCAGAAAGGAAATGGTATAAACTACCACACCACAAAGGAAGCGGAAGTCAAGAGGTGGTATGGAGAGGAGTTGCAGCTGCTATGGGTGCTTTGCTTGGTGCGAGAGGAGGCGTAGATATTCCAGACAAAGACCGCAAGGGGGTTTATAATCATTTAGTAAAACATTATAAGCAATTTGATAAAGAGCCACCAGAGTTTAGAGAATACCAAACCGATGAATTAGAATTGATTTATGAAGGATACGAAATTAAAGATGCTTTTGAGAAGCCATATCCTAATGAGCATTCTTGCCGACTGAAAGATCCAGCGAAATACGATAAATTTGCCAGAAAGAATTGTGCTGCGAAGCACGATGGAAAGTGTATAGACCATATTTACGGAATCAAAGAAGGAAAATCGGAATTGCAGGCGATGAGATTCAATAAAGAAGTTTGGGCTGAAAGCGATGCCAGAGATTATTGCAAGGAAAAGGGAGGCACTTTTGAGCCAGCGAGCAAGAAAGAAAAAGAATTACCAAAATTACCAAAGGAGAAAATTGATATAATTAAAAATTTTATATCAGAGACGGAGAAAGCTATCAGCGTTCTAAAGGAGATAACAAATCCTGAGAAAAACGCTGCTCCGTCAGATGATAACAAAGGTCGCAAGCCATTTATCAAACAGAAAAGCAAGAAGTCCGATATGGAACGATTGCTAATTATGTTTGATAAGATGTGCGAAGCATTATTAAGAAAACTAAGGCAATAAAGAAAATGAAAATCTTGAGAAACGGAGAAGAAGTAGAAGTTGAAGACGACTACGAATTGCAAGAAGGCGAAGAAAAAGTTGAAGAGGGAAACGGAGAAGGAGAAAACGAGGAGGAAAAGAAGTTAAGCAAAATCCTTGATGCCAAAATTGACAGGATTGTCAAAGCTATTAAAGCAACTCCAGCCAGAACCAAGATAATTGGGCAGGATGCTACTGCGGAGAAATCCGTATTGGAAACAGATCCTTATTTAAGGAGAATCCGACCCTTTGTAAAACTTTCTGGCGAGATGGAGAACTTTATTTCAGGCGTTAGGGAGTTGGCCAAAACTGGCGTAGTATCAAAGACAAAAGCACTTCAGGAAAGCGATGATACCGCTGGTGGATTCCTTGTTCCAGAGGAGTTTCAAGCAGAGGTTATTAGGTTTGCTACCGAAGCTGCAGTTGTAAGACCGAGAGCACGGATAATCCCGATGACAACCAACACCAAGACCCTTCCCAAGTTAGACCAGTCAAACTATAAGTTTGCTGGAATTGATATTCATTGGGAGGGAGACGAAGGTGAGGAAAAACAGGAAAGCCAGCCAAAGTTCGGCAGGATCACCTTGAAGGTCGGAAAGATGATTGGGCTTTGCCCAGTGTCAGACGACTTGCTTCAGGATACACCTGTCAATTTGGCGAATTTCCTTGTTGCTATTTTCGGAGAAGCAATTGCTTATGAAGAGGATAAGCAATTCTTGACTGGAAACGGGATGAAGAAACCTTTGGGTATCGTGAATGGTGGAGTTTCAGTTAATAGGGAAACAGCGGGCAAGATCACCTATGAAGATTTGAAGCAAATGAGAGAAACCTTACCTGCTTGGGCTGATGCTGGAGCAATTTGGATTACCACAAAAGCTGGATTAACGGAAATCCTTGACATTAAGAGCGGGGTATATGACGGAAGCGGGGTTGATGAGACCAAAGGATTCCCATTATTCCTTCCTGGGTTCAGTTTAGCAGCGGATCTTCCTAAAACTATTTTAGGTTATCCTTATGCTGTGACTGACAAGTTGCCAGCAGTAGGAACGAAAGGAGACATTATTCTCGCAAATCTCGCTGCCTACTACATTGGTGATAAGGGAGGATTAGCGGTGGCCTCTTCAATCCACGACAGATTCAGATATGACGAGACCACTCTTAGATTTGTTAAGAGGGTTGATGGTCAGCCTGCTTTGAAAAATGCCTTTGTTGTTCTTGATGACGCTCTCCCAGAATAAACTAAGTAAATAAAATGCCTACTACAAAAGATTTATTAAACAACTGCACGACAAAAGCTCTGATAGTGGCCGATGAATTGTCAGTAGCGACTCACACGGGTCCTACTATTGACCTAAAAGGAATCGGCAGGAAAGTCCTAGTTATTATTAACGCAGGAACTCCAGCTGCAGGAGGAACTTTAGATGTTGTTGTCCACGAAAGCAATGATAATTTCAATGCTGATGACGATGTTCTTCACACTTTTAGCCAGATTGACGGTGCGTCTCTTGTTGAAGCAGATTTAGCTCCCAATAAGAGATACATTCGGGTTGTGGCTACCGTGGGGACAGCTGTATTTCCGGCATCAGTTGAGGGAATTATTTACTTGGAACGGGAAGTGCCATCGGGACTCTAATCTAAGGGACAACAATGGCTAAAGAACGAATACAATGTTTAAAGGAAGTCGCAGAAGCACAGAAAAAGAGCGTAAAGAAAGTGAAAAAAGGGAAAGAAAAAGGCGAAAAAGAGTAAGGATTTTAAAGGGTCTCTACAAAGACAGGATGTTGAGATCTTCACAAAACAGGGGTTTTGAATAATAGCTTTTCAAAATCCCTTCCTGTCAAACCCTGAAACTATTAGTCGGTAGTTTCAGTTAAAAGCTAACTAAGTTTTATTATTATGGCTGCTACAGTTCAAATTAACGAATACAATGGTGCGTCAGAGACCAAGACCGCTAATATCTCCAACACCAATATGGGGGATATTGACGCTGCAAACCTTGACCCAGTAGAGTATCCTGTAATTCCGGGAAACAATACTTACGAGAAATGGCAAAAGATTGAGGTAACTAATATGGGGGGTTCTTCAAAGATTGATAATCTTAAGGTTTGGAGAACAGGAGCATTAGGCGGTTCTGCGGTTCATAAGACCAATGCTACGGAAAGTGGATATTCAGCAGCGAGTTATTCTACTCCGACAAAGAATACCTCTACTGTTGCTACTAATGATATGCCAACAAGCGAACCCTCAGGGGCTAATTTAGGGATTGGCGGTAGCTTGACTGGTTCATTGACTGCCGCTGGAGAGTCGGATTACTTAGTCCACCAGATTCAGACTGACGCTGGTGATACAGAAGGTTCAACCTCCACGATGAATTATCAGTATGATGAGACCGCATAATTGTTGAAAGGTCGTGATACGCAGTATTATATCAATCAACTACGACGAATCTATGGCTACATCAAAAGTAATTTGCGGTGCGTGCGGAAAGGAGTTTAAAACCAATGCAGGATATCTAAAACATAAGTGTGGAAAAACTGGTTTTACTCCTACGCAGGTTGAACACTTTGACGCACTTTCAGGAGGTAGATTTTCTTTGCAATCTCAGGCTGCTTTAAAACGTGGAGCAGAAAGAAAAGCAAAAGCCGAGAAAAAAGTTAAGAAACAACCTTTTACTAAAATTTAATAAAGCAATACTATGCTCAATAAGGCAATACAATGCCGATTTTTATCCCGCCTTATTGAGGCGGGATATTGTTTTAAATAACTATGAAATACATATTTTTAAGAGACGGAAAACCAGAAGAAGTAAAACCAGAAAGGTGGGTATGGGGTGTTGTTTATTTTGACAATACTGAACTTCACCAATTTGGAAACGACGGTATATTTCACCAAATCCGAGAGATCAAGTGGGATAAAGTTAAGATGTTTACGATGTATAAATACGGAGATATGAGAAAGAGGATTGACCTTTTGGTGTTGCCAGATATGCAGGTGTTCCACTTTTACAGGAATATAAGACCAGCAGGAATGGATCATTTTGTTAAGGTTTATGTTTTTGGATACAAGACCAGAGGAAGCTCGGAGACCGTCTATAATTTCATTCTGCCAGATGACAGGATTATTATTAGTAATAAAGACAATGT